GCGAAGTGGTGCGCAGTCCTGCGACGGTTTGAAATGTTCCCGCCGCATCCACCTTCAAGAGAAGGTCGCGGCCTTTTTGTGCGGACATGTCGGTGTCTCCCTAAAGTGGTTCGGTGGTGGCGCGGAACCGCAGTGTCGCGCCGAAGGTTTGCTCGGAACGGGCGCGGGCCACGCTCCAGAAAATGAGGCGCAGGTTGACCAGCGTGTGACCCTCAAGCACCAGCTCTGCCGTGTTGAATACATGGGCGATGGCATCGCAGATCGCTTGCGCCTGGGCCCGCCCGCGCTCTGGCGTTGCCACCTGCAACTGCACGAAGTGCTCATGGGCCAAGGCGTCGGCGACACTCCAGTCGCGGGTTTCGATGGTCTCGAAACTCACGAAGGGTGGTTTTGCGCCACGCGGCATTTCATCAAAGACATGGCCACCGCCCAGCAATGCCGTCAACGCTGCATCGGCCAGCAAGGCCTCACGCATGGCCTTCTGCAATGAGAGGGCGGCGTTCATGCCAGCCTCACGACACGGTGCGCATCCAGCAGTTCGAGCGCGGCCAGCGGCAGGCTTCCACCCTTCTCATCCCCGCGATGTTCAAACCAATGGGCGACGGTCAGCAGAATGGCCTGACGCAGTTCTGCAGGCACGGCATTGCCATCTGCGCCAAAGCCCGCCGTGAAGCAGACCTCGACTGAATTCACCGGCCTGCCGCCCCGCGGAGCTGTGCGGCCATCGCGCAGCACACAGCGGGCCGGCTGCGAAACATGATCGAGATAATAATGCGCTGGATCGACAGCCGACGGCGTGTCGTCCTCGCCATAGGTGATGACGTCTTCAATCGTCGAAACAGGAGAAAGTTGCAGCGACACGGCAGAAGCGGGCCAGCAATCGAGAAACAACGACCAACCCTGCGTGATGAAACGAAGGCCAGTGCGTTGTTCGATGGCGCGGCGCGCCGCCGTGATCAGCTTGTTGATATGGGCATCATCATCGGCGTGGGTGACACGCAGATGCGCCTTGGCCTCTGTTAGCGAAACAGGTTCCGCCGCCGGAGGCGTGGTCAAAATGAGGGGCATGGAAAATCTCTCAAGCATCCTCCCCCACTTCCGGGGAGGTGGCATCGCCACAGGCGATGACGGAGGGGGCCCTCCCCGCGCAGCGGCGGGAAGGGAGTGCATCGTTCGTTTACGACACGCCGAACTTCAGCGTCTTGATCGCCTCGAAGTTCTGGATGCCGCCGCCCACGCGTTTCGTGGTGTAGAACAGCACATAGGGCTTCGAGGAATAGGGATCGCGCAGCATGCGCACGCCAACACGGTCGACAATCAGGTAGCCGCGCTTGAAATCACCAAAGGCAATGGCGTGTGCATCGGTGGCAATGTCAGGCATGTGCTCGCTTTCGCTGATGGCGAAGTTCATCAGCGTGGCGTTGCCATCCGCCGTTGCCGCCGGCTGCCAGAGATAGTTGCCGTTGCCGTCCTTGAACTTGCGGATCGCCGCTTGCGTCGCACGGTTCATCACCCAGGTGCCGTTCTGGCGATAGCCCGCCTTCAGCGCGTAGATGAGGTCCACCAGTTTGTCGCTCGGGTTGCTGGCAGCAAAGCCACCGGCCACGCCCGTTGCAATGTAGCCGGTCGAGCCCCAGGCCCACGACGCATTGTCCACCTTGGCGTAGTCCATGAAGCCCTTGGGCTTGTTCACGCCATTGCCGATGACGAAGGCTTCCGATTCCTGTTCGGCAAACACCGTCTCCACTTCCTGGGCAATCCACTGGTCGAGGTTGACGGCGGCATCATCCAGCAGTGCCTGCGTGGCCGCCGGCATGGCGTAAAGCTCCATGGCAGGGAACTGCAATTCAGCCAGCGTATTGCCAGCGGTCTCGGGGCGCACCGCGGTTTCACCCACCCAGCCTGCCGCCGCACCCGTCACCGCGAAGGGCTTCTTGTACACGGCGGACGACACCTGCCGCACATCGGCGATCTGGCGCATCGGCGAGACCTTGGCGAGGATGCGGCCGATCTCCGCTTCGGTTTCAGAAGGCACGAGATAGCCGCCATCGGGGTTGGAGGCGATCGACATGGACTTCGCTTCAATGTCGAACAGCCCCTGCGTTTCACCCTTGCGGACATAGCCATCGAAGGCCTTCTTGTGTTCGCTGGGTTCAGCGCACGTCTCGCCCGAAAGGTGCGGGCGCTTGGCCTTCAGCGACAATTCATCAATGGCGCGGCTGATGCGCTCCACCTTCTCCTGCGTCACCACATCGGCGGCCATGCGCTTTTCAATCTGCGCCAGGCGTTCATTATTGGCATCCTTGAAGGCCTCGAAGGCGATGAGCACATCGTCCTGTGCGGCCGAAGAGGCCACCTTGGTTTCAAGCGGGTTCACAAAATCCATGGTCAAATCACTCCTTGCTGGATCTGGTTTGGGCTCTTTGAAAAAATCTGGTCTGCAAGAGCCCTCTGGGCAGACGTCACGCGGGCCACCCGCGCACCTTCCAGCATGGGGAAGGTGACGAGCGAAATCTCCCACAGGTCAACGGCATGAAGCCGCCGCGAGCGGGTGGTTTTGTCGGGCCGCGCAAGCACAGTGCGGAAGCCGATCGACAAGCCATCAAGCCCGCCGCTTTCAAGCAGCGAGAGCAGCTCGCGGCCGCGCTGCACATTGCGGTCAAGGCGGCCCAGCACGTAAAGACCGCGCGGTGTTTCATGAATGTCGAGCCAGGTGCCCACCGGTTCCGCCGGGTTGTGCTGGAACAACATGCGCACGTCTTCCGGCGCGCGGCGTTTCAGTGAAGCGGCGAAGGCACCGGGCATCACGATATCGCCCTGCTGGTCGCGGCTATGGAACAGGCTGGCGTAGCCGGCAAAAACGCCGTGGGACGAGAGCGCCTGCAAAGGCTTCTCGATCCCCCGCCGTGAAAGGCGTTGGGTCATGGAGTTTTCCTCAGTGTACGGATGTATTAGGCAGACCAGCCCACGGCCTGACGCTTTTCTTGTGCTGTCAGGAAAGTGGCTTCATTGACGCGTCTCCAAAGCGCATCGCGATCAGACGAGAGCGCCTCCACCTGATCCAGATCAGGTTTCAGCGCGAAGGTTCCGCCGACATGGGGTTCAAGCCACAGTGCCAGTGCATCGGCGATCCGCAGCGCCAGTGGCACCACGGTCTGCCGCCAGAACACCCGGTTGGCTTCGGCGTAGTTGGCGAAGGTGTTGTCGCCGGGAATACCCAGCAACATCGGGGGCACGCCAAAAGCCAGCGCCACCTCGCGGGCCGCCATGTTTTTGGATTCAATGAAGTCCATGTCCTTCGGGCTGAAGCCCATTTCTTTCCAGTCGAGGCCACCTTCCAGCACCAGCGGACGCCCGGCATTGGCCGCTCCCTGATAGGCCGATTGCAATTCTGATTTCAGGCGCTCGAACTGTTCCCCCGTCAGGTGTCCATCATTCGCCGCAAAAACCAGCGCGCCTGAAGGCCGCGCCGCATTGTCGAGCATCGCCTTGTTCCAGGCGCTCGCGGCGTTGTGGGTGTCGATGGCGCGGCCCGCCACGTCGAGCGGTGAAAGACCATAGTGGTCATCGCTGGGATTGAAAAGTTTCAGATGCAGCACGCTCTCGCGCGGCAGCCGCACCGATGCTCCGCCCACGGAATATTCAAAGGCTTCCGGCCAGCCGGAGCGCGACGGCACCACCGCCATGCGGTCGGGGCGCAGCGCAAACATCTCGCGCGGCGCGCCATCCAGCAGCACCAGCTCGGCATAGGCATTGCCCGCCACCAGCAATTGCGCGGCAAGCTGGTCGATCAGGTCACGGCCCGACTGCGATGGATTGGGCCGCGCCAACAGGCTTCGCAGCGGATGCACCTCTGTTTCCTTGCCATCAACGTGATGCAACAGCGGCACGGAGGCCACCGCCTCGGCAATCATCCGCACACAGCGATAGCCAATGACATTGCCAGCAAAGCCCTCCCGCGAAATTGCAGCATAGTTGCGCGGAGTCCACTGCGGTCGCCCCGCCGAATGCAGCGCGATCAAAGGGCCGGTGGCGGAAGCTTTGGTGGAGAGAAGGGATTTGAGTTTGCTGAGCATGGATTTGTTTCCGTTGTTGGTAAGGCCCCCTCCGGCCCCCCGATCAAGTCGAGGGGCCACCTCCCCCGCAAGGGGGGAGGAGAAGGGGAGCGAGGGAGTAGACACACGCAATATTCCCCCTTTATCCTCCCCCACTTCGGGGGAGGTGCCGATGCGCAGCATCGGCGGAGGGGGCCCTTTGCCAAACACATCACTCAAGCTCCGCAACAACGCCCGCAACATGCGGCAAGCGATGACGCCTGAGGAGGTGAAGCTCTGGGTTCAACTTCGGCACTTCAACGCCCGCGGCTTTCACT